AGAAAATGTACCTACTACACGCTTTATTCCTTCATCGCCATACATAAAAACAAGTTCTTCAGCATGGTCAAGGTGTGTGTTTTTTGCTTCTGTTACTTCTTGTGTGGCGTCTAAAAGACCTTTCATACGCTGATGAAAACCTTTTTGTTTTAGGCGTGGTTTACGAGGGCCTCTAAATCTACGCTCTCTGCCTTTACCTAATATAATCTCACTAATCTTCATTTACTCTTCCCAAAAGGATCCTCACCAGTTAATGTTGGTCGTGAGAACCATAATTTAAACCATTCAGGAGTACCAGGTTGAATATTATGCTTACGCTGATATTCACCTTTTTCCGTGCCAGTATGAGATTGATTTTCTTGGGATGTAGAAGGGTCATCAACCTTATAAGGTTGATAAATTCCTGCTAATACTTTTAACTGTTTAAGCTGCTGTTCAAAATCCATTAATCATCAACACTGTTCATGCCTCTCTTAAATTTACGAGGGTCTTTAGCACGGATACTATTCACCAAACGCTTTTTTAAGTCGGCTGCAGTGTCTTCATCAAAATTACTTTCGATAAATTCTATTAAATTGATTGCACCTGCAATAATATGTTCACCCTTTTGTTCAACTAAACGTTTATTATCTCTGTCATAAGATATTGAGTTTAGTTCTTCAAATAAACTTTTACGTTTCATGCGATAAATCTCCGTTATCTGTATTTATCACGTTTCGTCAAAAGCGGAGCGACTTTTAGTTTTAAGCATTGCTCTTAATGATGAAGCAGCATCAGTTTTTTCAAAAACTGGTTCATCATCTTCTTGTTTTTTAGTTATTGTCGTCTTTTTTCGTAGCGTGTCTACTACATTCAAAGTATTTGATATTTGATCTCCATCATCAAATCCTTCACTAGTATCATCTGAGATACGTAGACTATCCCTATCAAATACAAGATTGATTTTACTACCAACACCACTAGATGAACGAGTTTTTAGAAGTTGAAGTTGATATTGACCACGTTCACGCATAGCATTTGATGTAAAGATACCAATAACGTTATCTGCTGTTTGAATTTTAGAGATACCACCTGCGATATGTGAGTGATCGAATTCAATTTCTTCGACCGCCGAACGGTTCAACTGTGATGCTGTTACAGTTACACACTGTGTTTCCATTGAAAAGTTTCTAACTTCTTCAGTTACATATTTGTCTTTGATAAACAGATCGCCTGCTGCTACTTTTTTAGTTGCTGGCATAAGCAAATCCAAATAGTCGATACAAATACAATCAATTTTCTTGCCAGTCTGAATTTGAAGTTCTTTCAAGTAAGAACGTAGATCATTGACTGTTGATCCAGATGGGAGATATTTGATGCGTAGCATACCAGACTTTTTGCCCTTCGCCTTGACTTCTAGTTCAACATCATCTAGTTCTTTGAAAATGCGTTTTGTACTGCGATCCGTCTGCATAGCATACATACGCATACTTGAAAGTTCTTCACTAAGTTCGAGTGTAAAGTAGACACAATTCATCCCAGCCTCGGCCCAGTTCAGACTCATATTTTGCATGAATAGGGATTTGCCTGCCCCAGAACCACCTGCGAAAATCGTAATCTCCCCACGATTTATGCCACCATACAACTTATCATCAAGAGCTTTCCAACCAGTCGTAATCTGACCGTTGTTATCTTTCATGCGCTCCAGAACACCTCTTGGATCTGCATAATAATCAGTACCCAAAGAACGTGCTAGTCCAGTCTGAACCGCCTCTTTAATTCTAAGTTCTACTTCACCATATTTTCCAGACTCTAATAAATCAGCACTATCGATAATAGCCTTCTCAATAGCCTTGTGTCTGCAAAATGTCTCGAATTCGTCTACAAACCAGTCTTCGTGCTGGGAGATGTTGTCCAACTTCTCTATACTGTGGCCTGTCTCTGCTTTAATCATAACAGTATCAGGCAATGTTGAATATTCTTCACTGTAATCTACAAGTTGCTTAACCACAGGACGGATTCCGCGGTCGAAATATTCAGGTTTGATAATACCCCGAACCCTTGTATAGAGTTCGGGGTTTGTAACCATGAATTGTACGAATAGTGTTTGTAAATCGAGGCTATAATTTTTTACTTCTGACATTCTTCTACTATATCAAAAAGGGTTGCGTTTGTCAACTAGTAAGTTTGAATGATGTGGTCTGCGATACCATGCTTAACTGTCTCTTCGGGAGTTAACCACATATCACTTTCTGGTAGCAAGTATTTGCGAATATATGCTTCACTCTTACCTGTACATTTCTTATAATGGTCTAACATACGTTCTGTTGATAGTTCAAACTCTTTTACAATAGACATTAGTTCGTGTTCTTTACCACGTGAACCCCAAGAATATTGGTGTGACATTACGCTTGTGTTTTGTGTGATATAACGATGCCCTTTTTCACCAGACATCATTAGTAGTACACCACATGATGCAATCATACCCATACCATATGTATGTACTGGTATTTTACTTTGTTTAATTGTATCAATTAAATGTAACGCACTGTTTACTGCACCTCCCGGTGAGTTAATATACAGATGAATTACTTCTGGGCGCTGCCCCTCAGGTGACATATTGTATTCCATAATTGCTCTCACTAGTGGCATACAGTTTTCCTGATTGAATTCTTTGTCCATGAATAGTACGCCGTTCTCCCATAAAATCTCACCTGGCTTTTTAGGTTGAGGCGGCATTTGTGGAGCCGGAGGAGGGGGAGGAGGAGCAGGTTGTTCCTTTGGAGCAGGGATGATTGTTACTTCCTCTTCCGGCTTTTTAGTTTTTGCCGGTGCCTTCTTTGCCGGTGCTTTCTTTTTTTCTGGTTTTTTTGCCATTTAGTTTTCCTTATCCTAATCGCATTCGTACATTTATTTTTGTACTATTACTTATTCTGCCATCAATTATACTTTTTAGTGTATATAATTTACCATATTTATTAACCGCATCTGCTGCGTCTTTTATATCGTCTTCCCAATTTGGAAATGATACACTCCATCCATTTTCTATTGCTTGTTTAATAAGGCGCTCACCTGCTTTGTCTCTGTCTGGAGAAACTATAACTTCTCCTTGAAACTGATTGATATAATCAATCTGAGCAGGTGAGGCCTCGTTACTCATTACACCTACACCGTCTAAACAAGCAGCGTCTATAACTCCCTCAGTGACAATGAGATACCGTTTATTTCTCTTTACAGCATCAACATTGTATAAAAAGTTCTTGGGCGACTTGTTCATATACTTAGCTTCAGACTTTCCCGTGAAGTCTCTACCTGTGTAACCAACTATTCTGTCACCTTGCCAAAACGGTATAATAACTCGGTTTCTAAAGACAGCGTGTGGCGACCAGTATGCGTCAATATAATCGTAGATGCCTCTATCTATTAAATACTTCGCACCCATAATAACACGTTCATCGGGCGCATCTGTATTTAGAATATTATCTAAACTGTCTGCTCCTTCAGGTAGTTCACAGTCTGTAAAAGTTGGAACACGTGTTGGTTGCGTCTTATTTATAAAAAGTGTAGGACCATCTACTAACTCTTTATCTCTGATTGCATCAAGTTGAAGTCGTTTGATATCACTTTCTGGTATACCAAGATTACGCATTAGCAGCAACATCTTTTTATTCAACACTCTACCACGTTTATGTGAAGCCTTGAACCCACAATTAAAGCAGTGATATGAGATACTTTCATCATCGTGTCTGATACCACCACGCATACGTGTGTCATTACGTGCTTCACCATTATCAACACAACAAGGGCAGTTGAACGAAAGCCAACCGCCACTTGCCATTCTACGTTGATGTGGAAGTGCATTATATAAAGATTGTTGTAGATCCATAGTTATAATATATCAGTTTTATGAACGGTTGTCAATCTCTATGCTACGTCTTTATCTGCATATTCTGAATATTGATTAAAAACATACGACCAAAGTTCACTAATATTTTTTACATCATTTGATAGTTTACCGTAAACAGCACCAAAACCTATAGAAGATGCATCAGATTTTATTATATCATCTTTTACAAAGCAATCTTTCATCATATTTTCAACATGCTTGATTACTTTTTGCGTTGATAGATTTTGTATGATTGTCGCTTTCCATTTGCGACCTGCATACTTACCCGACTGAATACGAACTTTAGGGTCCCGAGTGATACAAATGTATCCCAATTCTGTCAAAACTTGAATCCATTGTTCATACTCTGTACGAACAATATTTTTATCTACGACACCAAGTTCAACATACTCTACATCCCAATCTTCTTTTTTTGTACTTGATATTACACGTAAAAAAGAAGTTGTCGCTGCACATTGTCCTGCGTCCTTACCGGATAAGGCGTAAGATGCTTTTGAAAAAGCATTTACCACATTGACGTTTACTTCTGGATTTTCTTGTTTAGTGTTCCAAATGTGAAAGAGTTTCAGTTTTTCATTTTTAAATATAGCAAACGTAGTTTTCTGTTCCATTTGCGTAAACCTTTCCTTTGATTACATATATAATATAGTGTGATTCGCTATATCTGTCAAGAAAAATCGAAAATATCTTCTTCTACATCATCTACCATATCTTTAATACGGCGTTCACTGATATCAATATATTCTTGTGTCAAGTCCATACCGATATACGAGTGACCTAAACGTAGTGCCGCAATACCAGTACTACCACTACCATTAAACGGATCAAGAACTACCGAGTTTGGTCCAGGTGCGTATACATTAATCAACCAACGCATCAAGTCAATAGGCTTTGGTGTAGGATGTGTATTATATTCACCACGCTCTTTACGTGTGACACGAGGAGCATAGAAATACTTTTGATGTTCTGCTATGTCAAAGTGTCCTACTATATTGCTTGGATAACGACCATCTGGATTTGCGTTTACACGCTCAGTTTCTTGTTCTGTTGACTTAGTAACATCACTACCGAATGCTCTGCGTTTGGCACCACCGCTTACCCAACCAGTCGGTGGCTTGCCCTCCCAAGGAACACGATTATCATCAATATTGATTGTACCTGTTCCCCAACGTTCTATATTCGCTTTAATTGTTTTCTCACTAATAGGCTTTTGTGCTACAGCAATAGGTTCGTGTGCTGGCTTTAGTTTATTTGCTTTAGCCATCTTAGTTGTAATCATCCATATAACTTGGTCTTTAATATCAAAACCACCGTCTTCCATTTTACACGCCATACGATGATACAACTCAGGTGAACAAAAACTTAATGCCCATCCACCGGGTTTAAGAACACGTAACACTTCTTCCCAAGTAGTATCAGGCGGGACATCTTTATCCCACCCAACACCTGCGATATCCATACCATACGGAGGATCAGTTACAACTAAATCAACTGAGTTTTCTTTGATGTCTTTTAGTAGTTCGACATTATCTCCGCATAGTAAGTTATAGTTCATTAATATTCTCGCTCTAATACGTTATGTTCACACATGGCGCGGTCTTCATGTGTAAAGTAATTTGTCTTTACTGCACCACCGCTCTGAGTATACATTGCCCGCATGTAAAAGTCAAATCCTCTTTTGTCTTCTGACCACTCTGGTAATTGACGCATTTCTGCTAATACTGCTTCATACTTTTCAAGTAAAGTTTCATACATCTTACGCTTTGATGGAGAAACAACATCATCTGCATTAAAGACGGTTGTTGCGTTATATTTTGCTGAACTGAAAACATAAATCACATCGGGCTTAGGTAGCCCACCATTGTACACGGGATAATGACCCTTGCTCGACTTACACTCCACGCTATAACGATTGCCGTTATAATAAACATAAAAATCAGGTGAGTTCTGAATACCATTGGGCTGTGACTCGTATTCCAAGCCGTGCTTCTTCAACAGTTCTTCAACTTGGTTTTCATGTTCTGGGTTATCTTGTGAATTTGATTTGTATGGAAGTTCTAAGCAGTCGGCAAAAAACTTATTCAATGGTCCGTCATTTTTAAGTGTAACGGCATTCACTTCAAATAGTGGTTTATTCATGTTTTATCCTTTATCTGAGCATTTATCGTTCTGACAACTCATTTGTAGAATCAACTTGCTCTTTGATTATTGATATATATAGATTACTATATTATCAAATAAATGTCAAGAATTTACTTGATATGTTTCACTCCAAATTTTGATGTCTTTTTCGTATTGTTTCTGACAAAAGTTTTTCTGACGTTTCCAATAATTCATCTTACGCTCACAGATGTCTAACTCTTTAGATGCACGATGTTTCTCTACAATATCATCACTTTTCATCAGGATGAATTTTAAGAAGAAATAGTTTTCTAAGTGCTTACAAATCATATGATTAGCATTATAGTCTTCTGCGTAAAAAGGTTTCGTTGAACGACGAACTTCGTTATCTTGATAGCATAGAATCATAACATTATCCTCATTTTTGATTACATATTAACATAACACGATTCTCTAATGTGTCAAGACATTTCATACCAATTATCTTCACGTTGCATCATTTGTTCGTAGAATTTTTTATGTGCTTTAATATAGTCAGGTTGATTCATACGCTCATTTACAAAGTCACGTTTCATGAATTCATCACTCATTACATATTCATTGAACAGTTTTGAATACAGTTTTTCGCTGTATGCATCTACATTAAATGCATACTCTCCCCACACACACTGTGCGTCATAGTATTCTTGTAGTGTTAAAATTTGTGAAGTGTGAAGTGATGTAAGAGCAGGTTCAGTTACGATGTAAGCAGGTTTTTGATTGTCTAGCATTTTGTTATCCTTATTATTGATTACATAATAAAGATAACACGATTCGCTATATTGTCAAGTTTAGTTGCGTAGTAGTATTTTTGAAATTGATCCACTAGTTGCTGTGTATGTAATTCTAATCCAGTTAACGTTAGCACGTACCACATAACCCTGAACACCTGTTTCATTGTTAACAATAATATTTGGATCATATAGTAAAGCAGGTGTTAAATCAAACCAGTCATTATCATTAGTAGACGGCTGAACTGACAAATCACCTTGAATGTTAACTGTACCTGTAAAGCCATCATAGTATATAGCAACAGTGTGTAGTGACTTGGACTTTACTGTATTACCAGAGCCGTCAAATGTTGTTGTCACAAACTTACTACCATCATTAAAGAATGTAGTTGTTTCTTGTGAGTCTTCAAACTCTGGATATACATCATCGATAACTTCAATTGTACCTTTTGCGTTATCATATGTATCAGTGTAAATGATTTGTTCCACACCATCTTCGACAGTGTACATAGCAAATTGATAGAAACCTTCTGGCAGCATAATTGTATCAGCAGTTGGAATAGTTAGGGAACACTGACCACGTAATGCGTTTGTTATATCTGCATATCTGAATAAGACATTTTCACGACTTTCTCTATCATACATTTTCCAGATGATTGTTTTATTTGTTAGATCGATAGGCTTTCTATCAGTATCTTTAATTTTAAATCTAAGAGTATTATCTATACCCTTGTGTAATTTGTGATGTCCGTCATACATTGGCATATTCCCCAGGTAAGTGTTCATAGTAGTGGTACCGTTCCCGTCCTGACACACTACTTCTATTTCTCTGCTATATTGAAATACATTTACATTAATCATACATGTATTTATCTCCCAGAAGCTACTTTTTTATTAAGCATAAATATCTTTATGGATAAAGACAAAGTAGAATGGATACAAGAGAATTACCCTTTTTTCTCTTGCGTCCGCTATGGTAAAAAAGAATATAAAGATTATCTTGGTATTGTAATCAACACCGATCAAATTATTACCTCTATGTATAATTTTGAAGATATTCCTACACCTGAACTTAGAAAATCTTTTATCGAATTAGGTGAACAATGGTGGTGGGAGTCTAATAGACTAATACCAATTAATCTATTTTTAGGATCACAGATTAGTGAATACCGAAATTGGATTTTAAATATGAATTCTAAAGATGTTCAGATATTATGGGGACCTGAAACATCACTAAACAATATAATGCAGAAGCGTATTAAACGCCGTTCTGTTCAACTTGTTCGCAAAATAGATTAAGCTGAACTACAATACTGACCGCATACGCAACAGCGTGTGCTTTTTTAAAATAATAACTATCGTCTTTTGGTTTAGACCAAACTTCACTTTTGATTTTTTCTTTGTTTTCGTTTAGTAGATACCTTTTAGCGGGACGAATGATGGCAAGTACCTCTGCTAGTTCTTCAACACTCTGCGGCTTTAATACCCGCAGTACTTCGATATGATTAGCAACATGTGCTAAGTTCTGTACTACTTCCTCATGCTGAAATAAATCCCATACAGGTTCTTGTTCCATAAGAGAAACAAGGTGTTCTTCGTCACGCACACCATCATACAGTGAGTTATTAAGAAAATCTAGTTTGAAGTAGCCACGTTCTTCTGCTTCTTTGTATTCAATGCTTGCTAGATTAGAAACAGGATCATGTGGTATTTTACTGACATAGACGCCACTGTTATGCTTTGTATACACACCTTTCTTGTTGATAGACGCTGGAACATGACATATCTTGGATAGAACTACATCCCGATCTAATACATCAATATCAATATCAGTTTGATTACTCATTTCCATACCATAATGAACATAGCAGCATCTTGTTCATCTTCAAAATATAAATCACCTCTGTGGGCTACATAATACCCAGAGCAATTTTCATTACACCAATCGATTAACTCTGTTAGTACACCACTGCCGGGTACTAACTCATTTTCAAATTTTATATTCTCTTTAGATACTGGAGTCCATTCTAAGAATTCTTTATTATTGAAGTCACTTAAAAACTTTCTTCTATAATCTATCTTTCCTTGAATGGCTCTTAGTCTATCTAAGCGTTCTCTTACATTACTATGTTTCAGCATTCCCAAGGAAACTCTACCCATGTTTCAACTTCAGTTGGTAATTCAGCACTATAATAATCAGTATCTACAATTGAATTAGGATCCATCATTATAGAAGCAAATCTTACGTTTCCATGCCAAGTTTCTTCCCAAGCAATAGTATCATTCGGCATACAATTAGACTTCCAATCATTCATAATCCAAGCAAGTGCATCTCCGCCACGATTAATATCATCTATTATTAAGATATTCTTTCTTTTCTCATTGTTTGAAGTACAAGAGTTAAAAATATTATCTCTATCTGGTACGTTCACATAACCATAAGCATCTTCTGCCATCCAGCAATTACTTTCAGTATTTTCTTCTAATCCATCTGCTGCTAATTGTACACAAAGTGTGTGCATTGGGATATCTGTCATATGTGATAACATTACTGCTGGAACTAATCCACCACGGGTAATACCTATAATATAGTCTGGTCGCCAATTATCTTTATACATCTGCATTGCTATATCTTGTACAGAACGCTCTACTCTTTTCCAGTCATAAGTTATCAGTTTCATGTGTCACCTGTTTACTAAATCTTCATCATCATCTAATGGTTGTTCACCCAATAGTAATGCTTCGGCTGCTTTATATTGTTCATAAAGACTTTTTAACAAATCATACTCTTCTAATTTTTCAGGATCGGGCCTTAAAATACCTAGATACTTTTCTATTTTATCAAGTCTTTCGTTTGTTACATCTTGCGGTGATTTATAATCATCTAAATTAAATGTTAAATCATCTAAATCAATAATATCATCTGGTAATACAGTAGGAGTATTCATGGTAATTGTAGTACTATCTGACATATCTAACCAATCACCAGTTATATTAATAGTCAAATCATCATTATTCATCTTCAGTTGCCTTTTTTATATTCCAATTACCTTTTTCATCCTCATACCAAACTAATGTATCGCCTTCGTTCCAGCCAAGCTGTTCCAATACTTTTTGAGGTAATTCGATGTATAGTTCACCGTCTTCATCCTCTTGTATTTCTAAAACTGTGTCGGTTCTTTTAGTTGATACTTTTTTAGTACTCACAATCCTGCCTCCTTTAATACCATCTGAACAAAATCAACATCTTCTTTTCTTGTTGAAAACTTTCGTGTCCAAAATGTAGGTTCTAAATATTCCATAATTAAATTTTGTTCCTGATTGCTTAATGCGTCAATAGCTGCGCTCCCGCTAGAGCAATTAAAAATAATCCAAGGGCTAATCCTTCCGGATTTGACCCAATGAATAAGACGCGGCTTACTAATCTCCCTAAAGAATACATTATACGGTCTATCATTTTCTCTACTCCATTGTTCCATCAACAGAATACCACGTTCTACCGCACGTTCTGCTGTTTCTTTTTTGTTTAACTCTCTTATGTATGTTTCATATACTGAATCGCTACACCATTTATCTAATTTTACACTATTTCGTATAACAAAGTCAATGAATTTTTCAGGATCGATAGCACTTATTTCTAATATGTGTCTACCAAATTTGGTAAACGCCGTATAGTAATTACTCTTCGCAAACTGTTCATAAGTTTTTTCTTTTGTTGCTCCTTGAGTCAATTCATAAAATCTATTGTATGCCAATAGACCCAATCTAACATACTTAGAGTCTTTATTTAGCCATCTTCGCTTTTGTTCACACAAATGAACAGCAAGAGTCTTTTCACGCTTGAAACTCTTTCCACAAAATTGACACTCAAAACTCATTTCTTTTTACGCTTCTTTTTACCAAATATTTCTTCTAATTCTTTTTCGCTTTTTCCCACATCAAGTGCTAATTGTCTTATTTCGTTTTCATCATTTATTTCCATAAATAATTCCACTTCATCATTCTTTAAATGAGGATAAACTTCAGAAATAAATTCAGATACTTTGTCTGTTTTCTTTTTTGAATTAGGTGCTTTTATCCACTGATGGAATTCTTTTTTACCTGAACCTGTTAAACAAAATAACTTCCACATTAATTCATCATGTTTATATAAATCAACGTAATGTTTATTAACAAATTCATTTGTATTTAATAAAGCATCGTCACGGGACTTCCCATTGACGCTACTAGCATATCTGAGGAATAACCAACTGCTCCACTTCTTTTTATGTTCATCTGATAGATTAGCATACCAATTAAAGTCACGCCTATCCATCGCATTCAAAATATCATTCAGTGGTAATTTATCACTCATTAGAAGAACTCATAACTACTTAATACATCTGGTATACGATTTAAATCTTTTACAAAATACGCACATCTTGGTTTTTCTTTATGTTCAAGTGGTATAGCAAGAATGTGACCATATTTTAATTTAGGGAAAAACCATTTCACATCTGCGAATACATTATTTACTTTGATAGGTTTCCATTCCATTGTAAATCCACCCAATGGATTTGTCAATATAGTATCGAATGAACGCTCATTAATACTTGTAAGTGGAATAAATTCTAGTTCACCGATTTCTCTATCACCGATTAAAATATTCCAATCAATCGGCATTTCTACTTTGAATTCTCCTATACTTAAACTGATGCTAGGTGCATTAAATGTTTCAATAAAAACTAGTGGAATAAAAAAGAAATCAGGTTCTTGTTTGTCAGTAACGTCCAACACACAATATCTTATATCTTCGATTTCATCAGGTAAGTTATTCATTTCAAAACATCGATTTTCTGGTGTTAATATTTTCATTAGTAATTTACTTTCTGTATGTTAAATGGGTATTCTGCATCTTTATAATATTTCTTACGTTCGGTCAAATGACGCTTACTAAACTTACATCTACTTGTGATGTCCCAAATCTGTACAAAGTCTTTATCTTTAGCAATACGAACCCCACGTCCTATTGACTGAATAACACGGACGAAACTTTTACCAGGCTCCAGGAGAACAAGATTAAATATACGAGGAATGTTAATACCGACAGCCGCAACTCCATAGGTTGCAATAGTAATGTTATTTGTTCCTTGATTGATTTCATTGTATGCTTCTTTTCTGTCATTAGTTTTCATTTCGCCCTGAACAAATTCTGCTTCAGGTATAAGTTCTTGTAAAAGTTTACCGTTGTTTATTCTTCCTGTTAGTACAAGAGTATTACCAGTTGTTGAAATTTCTTTAATCATATTTGCTAGAAACTCCATACGCTTTTTATCTTCTAGTAAAAATTTAAGTTCACTTTGATAACTTGTATATTCAGCAGTTTCTTGTGTTTGTACAATATTCACTTCGCAGTTAGCAAGTACACCTTGATCCTGTAATTCTTTTGCTGCTAGTCTATTGGTAACTTCACCCAATGAACTACGCAGTGACGCAAACTCATAATCTGCTTTTGGAATAGTACCTGTTAATCCCCAACGAATAGGAACATTAGCAAATACACTTGTAAGTAAATCTTTTAAAACGTCTGCCTTCGCTTGGTGTACTTCGTCAACCATAACACAAATAACATCTTCGATAAAGTCCATGATGTTATCTTCGCCCTTTTTAGTTTTCTTCAATAGACTATTGAGAGATTGCCAAGTACAAATAGTATGTGTCTTACCAATATCTTTACGGTCTCCGAAGTACACCCCAACGTCCAACCCACAATTTATATAGTCTTCTTCTGTCTGTCGAACCAAGTCCTTATTTGGTACAATAACAATAGAGCGACCATACTTCTCTACAATTTTAGACAGTGTAGCAGTCATAATAGTTTTGCCTGCTCCTGTCGCAATCTCTTGTAGTGATTGTGGGTTCTCAATAAATTTATTAATAACTTCAACTTGATAATCACGCAAACGAATTGTTTGACCTTCAACTGGATGTCCTTTAGGCCAACATGTGTCTCCCCAAAATTCAGTATCTATTTCATTAAATTCTAAAGCAGTGTGTTCACGTTTATCATCAATATCTATCTCGTAACCCGCACTAATGATAATAGGCAATAAATCATCTAATAGATTTAAATATGTTCTACCACCTACATCACAAAAGCGAACTGTTCCATCCCATCTCCCGAGTTTATACGCAGGCATATGATACGCATGTGGTAAAAAGAACTTGAGTTTATCAGAACACTTTCGTCGTGTTGCTGGATCAAGTCCTTCCAACTTTACGTTCACTTCATCTTTGATTACGATTGTACACTTTTTCATTTTTTTATAATAACATTTTTAGTATCGGAAGTCAATATATAAAAAGACGGATACCAGGGAGAGAAAGGAGAAGACCCAGTATCCGTCTACTTGTGAAGCGAGTTATGCCCGCTTCATACAAGTTGTTTCTGCGAAACGCTGCCAGCGTGTCGGGTTCATCTTACACAAGTCTGCAAGTTTTTGAGCCATACGCAGCGAGATTTCACGCATTTTAGATTGATTATTTTCTAAGAACTTTACAATTTCATCCTCTTGTTCTTTACTTAGTCCTTTAGTATCGAACAGACCACCGTCACGTGCGATTTGCTTAATACGCAAAATCTTTTCACGTGTAGTGTCCATTGTCAAATCAAGATAGTGACAACGAGACATGATAGCTTCTAAGTGATCCTTGATTTTAGTTGAACGCACATTGTCAAACTTCAAGTTAGTCACAAAGATAACTGAACCTTTGAACTCGAAAGTATCAGGAACTCCTTCACGGCGAAGAAAGTGAGAGTCAGAGTTCCAAGAAATCTTACGCTTCTTACCGCTATCAAGTGCTGCCTTCAGAATGTTTAGTGCATCCTCGTTGAACAAGATGCTATCACAATCGTCAAGCACAACAACTGACTTCGGGTCAGAATACTTGTACAGTGTAGCATATAGACCAATCGGTGACATTGTACCTTTGACAAATGTGTGACGTAGTGGACGCTCTGCCATTACGTCAAATAGAGAATCTTTCTCAATGACTTGTTCAATGCCATATGTCTTACCGACACCAGGAGGTCCTGAGACAACCATGCCACGCACGATACCGTCAAGTGTAGCAGCAGTCATTTCATCAAGAATGTCGAAACGTTCAGCAATGCGATTCATTACTTGTTCATCTGTTTCGTCATGTTCACAAACAACCTCAACATCCTCAGGCTTTACTTTGATACGCATCTTAGCACGACCAAACTCAGTTTCAGAACCGTCAACTGTAATAAATGTTGAACCGTCTTTTGCTTCTTTTATTTCTTGTACAACAGGAAAGATACCTGCAATTTCTTGATTGCGATAAAAACCTGAAGTGATTTGAACTATAGACATAATCTTCCTTTCTCTCTTGATTACATTTATACTATAAAGCGATTCGTTATATTTGTCAAGTTTTACAATCGCCTTTCTATTTCTTCTAACTGTGCTAAATGCTTTTCATGTTGGTCACGAATATGTACATATGATTTCCACTCTGCGAAATCATGTGTTTCTGGACCAAACTTATTATTACGTGACTCGGCAGCATTTTCTGCCAACTTTTGACCGAACGAATACCAATCTACAATTTCTTTAGTATCCAATTTATAAACTACATACACTGGAATTCCAGCATCAATTGCTGATTCTAATTTCATATTTACATCTCCGACAATTCAAAATAACAATCAGCAACAAGGCTTTCGCCCATGCTACCATATTCGGAACGAATAATTTCGTATACTTTATCTACATTATTTCCTTCTTCAATTAAGTCATAAACACGTTCTTGTACTTCAAGAATAAAATTACCTGTTGCACTCATTCAGACACCTCTTTAATTTCATAGATGGTTTTGTCAACTTCTTGACCTTTTACATATGCTTCCGCATCTTCACGGCGTGAACAAACCGCTACAGTTTGCCCACCTTTTACTTTTACAATATACATTATGCTGCTGCCTTTTGTTTATTTGTACAGATATAGGGTTTATCCCAGTAACCAACATTGATACTCATATAAAATGCTGTATCAAAGTAGTCAATCTGAGCATCGCTAT